AAGAGTTCAAGATGCTCAAGGCGATTATGGCCGAGTACGCCCCGGCAGAGTACAGCTATCAGCCGCATAGAGGCGAAGTGAGTGCTCGCCAGATGGACTACATGATGGTGGACGTGATCCCCGTCAGTGATCCGAACAGCAGCACCATGGCCCAGCGCGTCGTGCAGTACCAAGCAGTGTTGCAGATGGCGCAACAGGCCCCGCAGATTTACGACCTCCCCCAGCTTCATCGCCAGATGATTGAGGTGCTTGGCATCAAGAATGCCGACAAACTTGTTCCCACCAAGGACGACGCGAAACCGGCTGATCCGGTCAGCGAGAACATGGATGCGCTCATCGGCAAGCCCATCAAGGCGTTCATCTACCAAGACCACGATGCCCACATCGCGACCCACACGGCGTTTATGCAGGACCCCATGATTGCCCAGACCATCGGCCAGAACCCGCAAGCGCAGCAGATCATGATGTCGCTACAGGCGCACATCGCCGAGCACCTTGGGTTCAGCTACCGCAAGCAGCTTGAAGAGAAGCTAGGGGCACCGCTCCCGCCGCCCGGTGAGGAGCTACCGGAGGACATTGAGGTCCAGCTCTCTCGTCTTGTCGCCCAGGCCGGCCAACAGCTCACCCAGGCTCACCAGCAGCAGGCGGCGCAGCAGCAAGCCCAGCAACAGGCTCAGGACCCGATGTTCCAGCTCCAGCAAGCTGAGCTGCAGGTCAAGGCACAAGAAGTCCAGCGCAAGGCTCAGAAAGATGCAGCCGACCTGCAGCTCCGTGCCGCTGAGCAACAACGGAAAGCCCAGAAGGACCAAGCAGATGCGGTCCTTGAGGCGCAAAAACTCCAGCTTGACCAGACTGAACTGGCTGTAGAGGCCCAGAAGGACGGTATCAAGCTGAAGCAAGCCCGGCAGCAGGCTGACCGGGAGTTCGAAATGCGGATGCTGCAGGAGATGCAGAACCGCCGAAACCAAGGGCCGAGTAGAGAGTAATCATGGCTAAAACCGTCTTTGACGTGCTGAACGATCAAATCGACGAGCAAATCTCGTCTGCAAAAGTCTTTCTGGCTGCGGGGTCCGCTAAGGATTACCCCAATTACCGGGAAGTTGTTGGCCTCATTCGGGGTCTTGAAGCCAGCAAACGTTTCGTAGAAGACCTCTCGCGCAACTATATGGATGACAACGATGACTAACGTGGCCGAAATTATTGAACCGACGGAAGAAGAGCTTGAAGCACAACTTCCCAAGCCCGTGGGGTACCGCCTGCTTATTGCCCTGCCGCAAGTCGAAGAGAAGTTCGACGGCAGTGAGTTAATTAAGACCAACCAGATTAAGCATCAGGAGCAAGTCTTGTCGATTATCGGTGCCGTTATCGACATGGGCGATCAGTGTTACGCCGATGAAGAACGGTTCCCGACCGGTGCGTGGTGTAAGCCGGGGGACTTTGTAATGTTCCGTGCTAATTCTGGTACACGTTTTAAGATCGGCGGTACGGAGTACCGTCTTATGAATGACGACAGTATTGAAGCTGTTGTCGCCGACCCTCGCGGTATTACGAGAGCGTAAGGAGAGTTAAATGGCGTTCCAACAAGTAGAGTACGAGTTCCCTGATCCCGATAAGCCCCGCAAGGACGACTTGGAAATCGAGCTTGAGCCCTCCAGTGCCGAGGTGATCGACCCCAAGGCCAAGAAGCCTGCAAAGGCGGAGCCCAAGGAGCAGGCCAAAGACGACTATGATATTGAAGTCGTTGACGATACGCCGGAAGCGGATCGTGGCCGGAAGCCGTCCGAACCCCCGGAGGATGTCACTGAGGAAGAGCTTCAGGACTACTCGGAGAAGGTGCGTCGCCGCATCCAGCACTTCTCCAAGGGCTACCACGACGAACGTCGCGCCAAGGAAGCGGCTCTGCGGGAACGCCAAGAGCTAGAACGGTTTGCCCAGAAACTTGTTGACGAGAACAACAAGTTGAAGGAGAGCACTAGCAAGAGTCAGGCCGCGTTACTTGAGCAGGCTAAGAAGAACGCAAAGCTCGACTTTGAAACCGCCAAGATTAAGTACAAGCGTGCTTATGAGGCGGGTGATGCTGATGGGGTTCTTGCCGCACAGGAAGAACTGACTAACAGCAAACTTAAGCTTGATAGGGTTAATAACTTCAAGCTACCGTCTTTACAGGAAAAAGAAGTTCCTGTAGAAACGCAACAAGAGGAACAAGTTTCTGACACCCCGGCACCACAAGTCGATGCGAAGGCGCAGGACTGGCAGAAAGCCAACCCGTGGTTTGGCACCGACGATGAAATGACTAGCTTTGCGCTGGGGTTGCATTCAAAGCTAGTCAAAAGTGGGGTTGACCCACAGAGCGATGAATACTACGAGACGATTAATTCTCGTATGCGAAGGGTCTTCCCAGAGAACTTTGAGGACTCTGAGGAAGAGAAGCCGGAGGCCGAAACGCCTAAGCGCAGAGCGAACGTGGTTGCACCCGCAACGCGGAGCACGGCACCTAAGAAGGTCCGACTAACGCAGACACAAGTGGCTATTGCAAAACGGCTCGGGGTTCCTTTGGAACTATACGCCAAACAGGTTGCAGAAGAGATGAGGAAGGCAAATGGCTGAGAACCGAATCAACCGTGAACTAGAGACCCGTGAAAAGACGGCCCGTAAACGGCACTGGACGCGCCCGGAATTACTTCCGAATCCCACGCCGGAAGAGGGCTACACCCATCACTGGGTTCGGGTTAGTACGCTTGGTATGGCGGACGCCACTAATGTCTCCTCCAAACTCCGTGAAGGCTGGGAGCCCGTGAAGGCAGCAGATCACCCCGAAATCACCATGGTCACCGTTGAGAATGAACGGTTTGCGGACAACGTGGTGATCGGCGGTCTGATGCTATGCAAGGCACCCAAGGAGCTTGTCGAAGAGCGCAACGAGCACTACAACGATCAAACTAAGGCTCAGATGCAATCGGTAGACAACAACTTCATGCGAGAGAACGACCCGCGTATGCCTCTCTTCAATGAGCGGAAGACGAAGGTCACTTTTGGTTCTGGGTCTTGATACTTTTTAGGAGCTTAAAATGGCTTATCCGACTGTAAGTGGGCCGTACGGCCTAGTTCCGGTCAAGCTGCTCAGCGGTGTGCCCTTTGTGGGTGTCACCCGTCACTACAAGATTGCCTCTGGCTATGCCACGAGCATCTTTGCTGGCGATGCTGTGAAGCTTGTTACCGGTGGTACTGTTGAGCGTGATGCGTTCGACGCTGCTATGACGCCGATTGGGGTGTTCATGGGCTGCACGTACACCGATCCTAGCCTCGGCTACAAGGTGTTCCGGCAGTATTACCCCGCGAGCACGGTTGCATCCGACATTGAAGCTTATGTCATCGACGCAACTGACGTGCTGTTCAAAGCGGCTGTTGTGTCCTCGGGCACGACCATTGGTGACTTGGCTCTGACTGACATCGGCGCCAACGTTGCTGGTGTGGACAACACCGGTGATTCCGTCTCGGGTAACTCCCGTGGTGCGATCAGCGACACGTCCGACACCGCCAACACTCTGCCCTTCCGCATCGTGGGTCTCGTCGAAGAGACCAAGAACGTTACCGGTGGTTACACCGAGGCGTACGTGAAGTGGAACGCAGGTCACCAGTTCAACAACACGACCGGCGTCTAAGGAGTGATGTAAATGGCTATTTCACGCGCCCAACTACTGAAAGAACTCCTGCCGGGGCTCAACGCTCTCTTTGGCATGGAGTACGCCAAGTACGGCGAAGAGCACGCCGAAATCTTCGAAACCGAGTCCTCGGACCGTTCCTTCGAAGAAGAGGTGAAGCTGTCTGGCTTCTCGGCAGCGCCTGTCAAGAACGAAGGTGCCGCCATCGAGTACGACAGTGCTCAAGAAGCATGGACCGCACGCTACACGCACGAGACCATCGCCATGGGCTTCTCCATCACGGAAGAAGCAATGGAAGACAACCTGTACGACTCCCTGTCTTCCCGCTACACCAAGGCACTGGCTCGCGCAATGGCCTACACCAAGCAGGTGAAAGCTGCGGCAGTCCTCAACAACGCCTTCATTGGCTCCGGTGTGACCTACGGCGACGGCAAAGTGCTGTGCGCTACGGATCACCCCCTTGTCTCTGGCGGTACCAACTCCAACACGTTCACGGTTGGCGCAGACCTCAACGAGACTTCTCTTGAGGCCGCTGTCATCCAGATCGCTGGTTGGACTGACGAGCGTGGTCTGCTGATCGCTGCCAAGCCCCGTAAGCTCATCGTGCCCCCGGCACTCCAGTTCGTGGCTACCCGCCTGCTGGAAACCGAAGGTCGCGTTGGCACGGCTGACAACGATCTCAACGCGCTGCGGAACAACGGTTCCATCCCTGAGGGTTACACGGTTAACCACTATCTCACGGATACGAACGCGTTCTTCCTCATGACCGACGTGCCGAACGGCCTGAAGCACTTCGTGCGGACGCCTATGTCTACGTCCATGGACGCTGACTTCGACACCGGTAACGCCCGTTACAAGGCTCGTGAACGGTACGTTTTCGGTGTGTCAGATCCGCTCGGAATCTTCGGCTCCGCCGGAGCAAACTGAGTAAAATCAAGCACTTAGCAGTACCACAAGGGGGCTTCGGCCCCCTTTTTAATGGGGGTTGACTACAAGCCTTGTAGTATGAGATTATCTTTTTTGCCCTTTGTAACGGAGATAATCATGGCTACCCCTAAGAAAGTAATCGCGGTATATGAAATTAAAAACTTAGTTAGCGGCACTTTTTACATTGGAAGCTCGACAAACTTATATGAGCGTTGGAGAACGCACAGGAATAAACTACGTGCTGGCACGCATCCTAATAAACAATTGCAAGCATCTTGGATAAAACATGGGGAAGAGAAATTTAAGTTTGTGGTTATTGCAGTGTTCGAATCCACAGACGATATGGAGGCGGCAGAGGAGGGGCTGCTCGGCACGTACATAGACGACAGTAAATGTTGTAATTTGTCTCGGTGGGCAAAAACCCCGTGGAGGGCCTCGGGGGAAAACCACCCCAACTACGGCAAAAAATTGACCGTTGAAGAGAAGCGGGCAATCGCTGAAGCTACTAAACGTCAGTGGCGCGATTCCGATCCCCGTACGGGGAAAAAGCACTCCGAAGAAACCAGACAGCTAATGTCTGCCAAGGTACGGCAGGTACTTGCTGAAGGGCGTGGGGGTAAGTTCATCCCCAGCGAAGAAACGCGCCGCAAAATGTCCGAGTCCCTGAAGGGCAATCAGAACGCCAAAGGGCACGTTCGCAGCGAGGAGCACCGGCGCAAGCTGGCGGAATCCGCCCGAGGAAATCAAAACTGGCTAGGCCGCAGCCATACGCCGGAAAGCCGGGAGAAGATGAGCAAACAAGTTCGTGAGGTTACGACGGATACGTTGTTCGCTAGCCTTTCTGCGGCGCTAGACCACTACGGACTGAAGATGCCTACACTGCGGCGGGCTCTCAAGACTGGTAAACCTATCAGCAAGGGCCCGTGCGAGGGTTTGCAATTTAGGTACGAACACGTTTGACCCATTGATGATTACGGCGTATAAAGAAAACTAATCCCTGACAGGCTCACCTGAGTCTGACCCTAGCCACGACAGGAGATTCCCATGGCTACGACCACTTTTTCCGGCCCGATCAAAGCTGGAAGCATTCGCGAAGGCGCCTCTGCAAACGTCGGTTTTGTGGTGATGGCTCAGTCTGCCGTCATTGACATTATCGGTGCCTCGTCCCTCAACCAAGAAGTTGCTGTGATCCCGGCTAACAGCCAGATCGTGGACGTGATCCTCAATGTCACGACCGTCAGTAATGATGGTACGGCTGCTACTGTTGCTGTGGGCACCTCTGCTGACGCCGACGCCTTTATCCCGGCCACCAGCACCCAGAGTGTGGGCACGACCCGTGGCACCCTGGACACGGAAGCTACCGACGTGGGTACGAGCGACCTCACCGTTTTGGCTGACTTTACGGCTACTGACGGCGACGGGACGACCGGTGCTGCCACCGTGACGGTGCTTTACATTCAGAACAACAACCTCTCCTAAGGAGGACTTATGCGCGCCATCACGGTAACGCAAACGGGGGCGGGGTCTACCAGCGCCATCCCCATGGATTTGCATATCAGCCCGTTCAACGTGGGGCTGGGCTGTGTCGTGGACGGTACGGTGAACTTCACTGTGCAGCACACCTTCGATGATGTATTCGATGCTGACGTGACCCCGACGTGGTTTGACCACCCAGTGCTACAGGGCCTCACGGCAAACACGGACGGTAACTATGCCTTCCCGGTGCGGGCTATCCGCGTCACGGTAAACTCGGGGGCGGGCTCCGTCACGATGACGCTGGTGCAGGCAGGACTGACCTAATATGGGCTATGTAGGCTGGGGTACCGTCACCGACCAAGCGCTGACCGAGACTGGTGGCGCTAGCGGCGTTGTTGCTGACGTAACCTCTGAACTACAGACGGGCCTTGGCGTGGCAGGCAGCGGGGTTGTGAATACCTTCTCCGGTGCTCCCTATGTACCGCCCGTGATTACTGGGTTTATATTCCTTGAGGATGGGCTAGAAAACTACCTGCTGCAAGAGAGCGGCACCGCCCCCACCCGGATTGAGCTGGAGTAAAAAATGGCTGACAAGAAGATTTCACAACTTACTGACGGCACCAGCTTACAGAGCGGTGATGAGGTCGTCGTTGCCCGGTCCGGGGCGAACTTTAAGGTGGACCCAACGATTTTTGCTGAGATAACCGCCACCACGGTTGACATTAACGGCGGCACGATTGACGGCGTGACCATCGGCGGGTCGAGTGCTGGGGCGATTACGGGGACGACTGGGCAGTTTAACACCAGCTTGAATGTTGACGGCACCGTCACGGCTGATGGGTTGACTGTTGATACCGGCACGGTGTCTTTCTCTGGCGCTACGGTTTCTAACGGCGGGGGGGGTGCGACTCTCGAACACAACCGGGGGGGGGGTCTGGGGCGGC